CTATCTATTTATACAGTGATACCCTCAAATAGAGGAAGGAGAATAATAAAAAATGGCATCATCTAATTTTTGGACAACTGCTGCTCCGGGACAAAGAGACCCGAAAAGAAACTTTCGTTTCGTATTATATAATGGAAATATCCCACAATGGATTGTTAAGTCGGTGAAGAAACCCTCTTTCAGCGTCGAGACAACCACGCATCAGTATATTAACCATACATTTAATTATCCAGGTAGAGTAACCTGGAACGACGTTGATTTGACTTTGGTCGATCCCGTTTCGCCAGACGCAGCCCAGACTATGATGTCTATCCTTTCTCTGAGTGGGTACCACCCACCAAGCAACTCTAATGATATTTCTACAATGTGCAAAAGTAGAGCAGTAAATGCTCTTGGCGATGTTAGAATTGACCAAATTGATAGTGATGGCAACACCATCGAATCGTGGAAGTTGCAGAACGCTTGGGTGGCAAGTGCCGAATTTGGAAGTTTGGATTATACAAGTGATGACTTGAGTGAGATTACGCTTACTTTGAAGTATGACTTCGCAGTAATTACAACTCTTGACGGTCCTGATTCTGGCCCGCTCCAGGACGTTCGAACATTGCCGGCGAATTACGCTGATGGTGCTCCTGATTTGGCGGGAAGAGAAGAGAGACTTCTGAACACACAGCCAGGCGGTCCTTTGGACAACTAGGCGTCTCTATTAAGAAGATAAAAAATTTAACATTGAAACCTAATTATGTTATAGTGTTGTTATCTTAATAGTAGAGAGGTACTTATGTCAAACAGAAACAACGAGGACAGACTCGGAGTAACGAATCCAGGGTCTACTCCTCCATTAGATGCCATGGCCCCAGCAGAGTCAGCAAGCTCCCCTGTGTTCAATTTTGTCGCACCAACTGAGATTGTTGACCTACCGTCAGAGGGAAAACTTTATCCAAAAAATAGTTATCTTCACGGAATAGATAACATTGAGATAAAGTATATGACAGCAAAAGAAGAAGATATTCTTACTTCCAAAAGCTTGTTGAAAAAAGGAAAAGCAATCGATAGGTTCTTGCGCAGCGTCGTCATTAATAAGAATATCAATATTGATGATTTGCTTTCTGGTGACAGAGCAGCCCTGCTCGTCGCAGCAAGAATCTCAGGATATGGATCGGAATACACAACAAATGTTGTTTGTCCGGTGTGTGCCGAACGCAGTGAGTGGTCATTCGACTTGAATGATGCCAAGGTGATTGGACCAGAAAACATCCATCCTGACGCTAGATTGACAGAAACTGGAACAATTATTGTTCATTTGCCAAAGTTGAATGTTGATGTTGAGTGTAGATTTTTAAATGGGCATGATGAAAAGAGGATTGCAAAGTCAACGGAGATGAAAAAGAAGAACAGACTTCAGGAGACTCCATTGACGGATCAGCTTTCGGCAATTGTGGTGTCTGTGAATGGGCAAACTGACAGAGCACTTTTGCAGCAACTCGTTCATAATATGCCTGCTGCCGATTCTCGATATTTGAGAAGCGTGTATCAGGAGTCATCTCCAAATGTTGATTTGACGCAAGAGTTTTCATGTGTCCATTGTGGTTCAGAGGGTCCATTGGAGGTGCCCTTCACAACCAGCTTTCTTTGGCCTAAACGATAAATATATGGAGAGTGTTTATGAGCAATTTTTTGCTCTTAAATATCATGGCGGGTGGTCCTTCGCCGAGGCGTATAACTTGCCTCTCGTCATTAGAACATGGTTCGTTGATCGTTTAGCAAGGCAGTTCAAGAAAGAGTCGGAAGAGATAGAAAAGATAAAAAGAAAAAATAAAACACCTAGAAGGTGATGGAAATGCCCACAAAAGTGGGCATTTCTTATATAATACTATTTATACTAGAAGCAAGCCTGGGAGGACTTTTAGATGGCAGATATGGAAGAAATTGTTATTGATTTTACAAATAGTGAGAACCTAAGCGAATTCGATATGTTCGCTATGTGGAGAGGACAAGCAAAAATATTGATGGATATGCTTTTTGGTCCCGGAGGTTTTCATATTCCTGTTAAGATAAAAGGCTCACCAGGCCAAGTTGCGTCGTTCTCCAGAGCACTCAATAGAGAAAAAAGATATTTGCAAAGTTGGCGTGACAATGGATTGAACGATGAAAAGACTTGGAAAAGAAAAGCAGATTTGGACAGAGCAGTCCGTTCCTTTACATCAAAGACAGGACTCAAATGGCCATTTAAATAAGGGGAATTTGAATGGCAGATGAGAAGACAGTAGAATATCAACAGTCAGTAAACCGCCTAGTTCAGGAAAGGATTGACCTTCTAAAAGAAGAGAAGGAGATACAGGGAGATGTTCTAACCCAGCAGGAAGAGGCAGCAGCCCGCCGTGCAGAGGAAAAGAGCATCCTTACTGACAATCTCGATCTATTGCGCCAAGATAGCGAAGTTTTACAAAAATCCGTTGACTTCGAGATACAACGTCTTGAGACACGCAAGCAATTGGGACAGTTGTCTGCCGCAGAAATAGCAGCAGAAGAAGAGAAAATCTCTAATATGCAGGCTGTTCTTGCAATGACGGAAGATCAAAAGGCGCTGCAGGCAGAGATGTCTCAAGATAGAATAAAAGGGCTGACGCAAGCAGAGAAAAGATTAGCAGCGCAACAAGGCCTTCAGGAGATGATAACAAAAAGTGCCCTGACTCACGTTCAGGCAGTAACTGGTCTGTCTCCCGCCCTAGGAACAGCATCGGGACAAATGGCAAACTTGTCATTGAAGGCTGCTGGATTCGAAAGCGGACTTGAAGGCGCAGCCGGAATAGTTCTTGGTCCAATGTTTTCTGCTTTGGACGCCATAAACAATCAAATGAAGACGCAGATTCTTGCCTTTGATTCATTGAATGCAGAAGTCAATAAAGTGACAGGCACAATGAATGAATATACTCAGGTGATGGAGAATGTTGGCACCACGAGTGCTGAAGTTGGCGTCGGGCTGGAAGAGGCAGCAGAGGCGACTTCTGCGCTCCACGTGGGGATGACAGAGTTCACGGAACTAAGCAAGGCGTCACAAGAACAATTAATTAAACATGCAGCAACAATGACCAAGTTGGGCATCTCCGCAGAGACAACAGCCCAACATATGAATATAATGACGAAGTCTCTGGGAATGTCTCAGCAAGAAGCGAAAGAGACTCAAATGGAGATTGTTGCAACGGCAAAGGCATTAGGTCAGTCGCCGCAACAACTGGCAAATGACTTCGGCTCAGCATCATCTACTTTGGCAGCCCATGGTGATGACATGGTGGGCGTGTTCAAGGGTCTTGCTGCAGCATCAAAAGCAACTGGAATTGAGATGAATTCTCTGTTGAGCATCGCAGCACAGTTTGACACTTATGCTGGAGCAGCAGAATCAGCAGCAAAGTTAAATAATATTCTTGGAGGTCCATTGTTGAACTCTATGGAATTGATGAATGCCGAAGAGGATGAAAGAATTAGGTTGCTGGTTCAAGCAACAGAGGCATCTGGGAAGTCTTGGGCAGCAATGAATAAATTTGAAAGGCAAAGTCTCGCCGCAGCCGCTGGAATTAGCGATATGAATGAAGCAGCCGCTTTGTTCTCTGCTGGCTCTGCTGGGTTAGAGGAATATGCTAAAAAGGCAGAAGAGGCAGCACTTTCACAGAAAGAGATGGAAGAGCAAGCAAGGGCAAACCAGTCTGCTCAGGAAAAGTTGCAAAAATTGATGACTTCTCTTGTCACGTTGTTGACTCCAATAATTGAACTTATAAATGATCTGGTTGATTATTTGGCGGAAAACGATTCAACATTCAAGAGTGTTGTGTTCTGGCTCGGTGGCATCGCTGCCGGCATCATCTTTATGGGGTCAACTATCTCAAAGATCATAACAAGTTTGGGAGCATTCAAAACCGCACTTACGGCTGTTGGCGGCGTTTTGCCTGGTGTAAAAGGTGCTGTAGCTGAAGCGGGTGACGTTCTGCAACAGAATGTCGATAAAGCAACAAAAGGTTCCGAACAGTTGGCACAGTCTCAAGATAGGATGGGGAAAGCAGGGAAGACTTCTGGCCCTGGGATGCTGAAGGGAGCACTCGGTCTTCTTGCGATGGCTGCAGCAGTTGCTGTTTTTGCCGCCGCAATTTGGCTCTTGTCGGACATAGGTATAGGAACAATTGTCGCCATTGCAACAACCTTAGTGGTGTTCGCTGCTCTTCTGGCAGTGGTGGGGACTAAATTGGCAGCCACCGGGCCTCTTATAGCAGCAGGATTCGCCATTATGGCGTCCTCGATGATACTCATTTCAGCCGCATTCTTGGTGTTCAACATTGGATTCGAGCAGTTTGTTACTCAAATTTTAAGGCTAGGAGAGATTGGAGGTGCCGAAATCATCGCTATCGCCGCAGGTCTTGCTGCTTTGGGACTGTCATTGATAGCTTTGGGAGCAGGAGTTATGATGTTTTCAATCCTCTCTGGTATAGGGCAACTTTTTGGCGGAGGATTTTCAAGGCTTCTTGAGCTGATATCCACATTTGGTGACGCTTTCGAGAAGGTTCCTGCCGAGGCAATTGATGGGCTGATAACAGTGTTTGGTATCTTTTCTGATCTTGGCGAAGCAGAGCAGATTGCCGAAGGGATTGGATTGATTGCGAGTGCTATTCTTGGACTTGCTTTTGCTTTGATGTTTCTGACAAGAGAGAGCGTGGAGAAGTTTAAGATTTCTGCAGATGCTTTTGTCCAGTATGTCGACGCAGGATCTAAAATTACTGAACCAATGGTTGAAAATGTAGAAAGATTTGTAGATGAGTCTATTAGGTACCGAGCCGCCAAGAATCAAGGATTCCTTCAAGGATTTTCTGATGAAAAAGATGATTTTGTTGAGGCTCTCAAGGCAGCAACGGCTGCGTTTGGTGGAGCGACTGCAGGAGCAGCAACAGGCACTCAAGGCAAGCCAGTTGTCTTGCAGATAAACGAGAGAGAATTGGGAAGAACCATAATAGACTTGACAAACAAATCTCAGAAGTTGACGATTAGGAGATAGAGATGACTGTACCATATGCAAACTATTTAAAAAATCTTTTTACAAAAAAGCAGTTATGGATAGAATTTTATCATATCCCGACAGGACAATCTGTTAAGTTTCGAGGTTCGGTGACTTCCTTCAATGACTCTTTTTCACAAAACTGGAATTCAGAAGAGGTGTATGGAAGAATGGACCCCGTTCAGACATATCAAAGCACCAACCGTTCAATTGCTATAGCGTGGGATGTCATAGCAGCAAGTTGCGAAGAAGCAGGATATAATTTGCAATTGGTTTCTCAATTTGCTCGAATGCAATATCCTACATATTTGGATGCTGATGTACGAACTAAGGGGGGGAATGCTTTAGCAATTGCTTCACCGCCTTTGATGAGGATGAGATTTATTAACTGGGCTCAGGACACATCCGCAGCAAG